ACCACTTTTGTAAGGGCTTCCAATTGCGCTTTAACATTGGCAATCTCTGAAGCCTGATTTTTAAATGAATCCGTTGTCTTATTTACTACGCCCTGCATTGGGTTTATGGCAGATATCGCAAAATTACCGATGTCCTGCAAAATCGTTGTTCCTACCTGTTCGGCTCCCGATTCAAGCAATACCAATCTTTCAGATAGTTTGTCAATCTCTGAAATGGCTGCTTTTACCTTTGCCGCTTTGAGTAATTCTTCAACTAAGGTCTTTTGAGCGTCTTTGAGTTTATTGGTGTTTATGGTCTCTCCTTCCAGTGCTTTGTTAAATGCCGGACTGATGGCCTGCAGTTCCTTCATGGCAGATAACCGCCTTTCTTTTGATGTGTTTTCTGATGCCGCTATCTTTACCAATCTGTCAATGGTTGCCACTTCTCTTGCGGTTGCACTTATGGCCCTGTTGGTCACTCCTTCCAATGCCTGTTGCTGTATGGCTGCAACGCTTGTGGCTTTGTTGTATTGGTTGTATGCCACTACCGCAATGCCTATGGCTGCTGAAATGGCTACTATTGCGGCGCCTATCGGCCCAAGTCCAAGAACTATTTTAGTGGATGATAAAAGGATTCCTTTTGATGCTAAACTCCAAATAGAATACATACTTCCTATAGCTGCCTGAAATTTTCCAACTATAAAGATGGCCGGGCCTATGGTAGCGGCTGCCGTTGCCATGTTGATGATTATACTTTTTGTTTTGGGGTCTAAGGCTGCAAAAGCGTCAATTAAGGATGTGATACTATTGGACACATCGTTTATAATGCCTTCTATGTCAAAATTTTCATTGATGGACGTTCCTACTTCTGAAAGTGCAATTTTTATGGCGTCGCTTGCATTCTCAAAGGAGTTTTTCAGACCGCCGGACACTTTCGGTAGTTTGGCAAATTCATTGGTCAAAATCTCAACTACCTGTTTTCCGGTAACTCCGAGTTTTGCGATTTTTTCGCTGTCTGCTGTGCCGAATGCTGTTGTAAGCGCGCCCCTTAGTTGTGGGAGTTGCTCTGTGAGCTGTCTGATTTCCTGACCAAATCCGGATGATTTGTTTTGTAATTGGGTAAGGGCTAAGTTTACAAGGTTTAATTCGTTCTTACCTTTTCCTACTGTTGCAAGTGCATTACCAAAAGCGAGCAAAGATTTACGGGCTTCATCTGCTGAAAATCCTGCGGCCTGCAATTGGACTGATCCCCTGGCGGCTTCTTCCAGTCCTAAACCCGGCAGCTTTGCCACTTCTTTTAGTTTGTTAAATTCTACATTTGCGGCCCTGGTGGACCCCATAACTGAAGTTAATCCATTTTTAAGGGCTTCGATGTCTCCGGCTACTTTGAGCGAAGCGACACCAAAACCAATCAATGGAAGGGTGACATTTCTGGATAAGGTACTTCCAACGTCCTGGAGTTTACGGGCTGATCTGGTTATCTCTCTCCCTGCCTTATCTAACTGACTGGCAAGTTGGGTGGTATCTGCCCCGATTCTTATTTTTACGCTACCTATTGTAAAACTTGCCATAATCAGTTAAAATTGTCAAATAGTTTGTTGTTTTCATCGCTAAAGGGGTCGATATCTTCAATCTCTTTTACATCGTCATCAGGCAGTTGGTATAATTCTGATGGGTTTTTTAAATCTTCTGCTCCCATTGCCCTCATTAGGTAAAAGGTGTTCATTCTCTGTATTCTCAATAGGTGGATTTCTTTTTCGTTTTCTGCTTTTATCTTTTTGTGATATGCAGAAATAAAGGCCAAAGTTTCCCCTACTGACGCCGTCCTAAAATCACTACATGACATCCCCGACATATAAGCCGATTGGACATAGTCTGTGATAAGAAGCGGCCCTTCGTCGTTTGCATCGCCCTGCCCTTCATCAGGGCTTAGGAGTTTTTTATTTTCAGGTTTTTAGTGACCGTTTCAGATATTTCAGAAACAAAGCCCAAATCTTCTTTTATGGCTGATTCCATCATCTGAATAGTGATTGCCGGGTTGGCGAAGTGGATTAGTTCTATGGACTTTCGTACAGGCAAATTGTTAAAATTTAGCTCTGTGGCGTTCTGTGTGGCCAGCCAGTCAATCAGGACCATATTATCAATCACGACGTCATGGCCTAAAAACTTTACTCCTTTAGCTTTCATAAATCTCTTTTGTTTGGTTGCACAATATTAATGGCAGATACATGAAGTATTTTTACATGTTGTTTACCTGATTGTTTACCTGTAAAAAAGGGCAGGTTTTACCCTACCCTTTTAACCAAAATTTCTATTATGCAAATGCTCCGACGGTTGGTACTGCTGTGATTTTCAGTTTGATACTTGCTTTGGTGTTTTCCTTCACCGTTGCATCCCAGTCCAAAGATTCAATATTGGCGGTTCCGGTAAGTTTTAAGTCACCTGTGACACCTGATCCAAATATAAAATCAACGGTGGTTTTTGCTAAAAACAAAACCATAAGATCTTCCAGACCGCCGGCTGTTTCTTCAAATAAGAAATCAGATGACAAGTCCCCGGAAAAGTCCCCGTATTGTGAAGTCTCAAAATCTCCGGTCTGGTCCTTGTGGCTGGTAACCCTTAGATCATTTTTGATGGATAATTTACAGTTTGTAGCTCTTGCTACTGCTGCACCTTCGATACTTAGTCTGACTTTAGTACCGGAAACAATTCCTGTTGATGGCATAGTTTATAGTTTTTTTTAGTTATGTAATTTTTATTCTTCTTCTTCGTGTCTCTGTATTGGTATAGTTTTTACCGGTGTATGGGTGGCGTGTAGTTTGGCCCGTTTTTCCCGGATCCATTTTTCTGCCACATCCTTTGATACTTCTACTATTTTGTCCTTTGTCCAATGCCGGCCCCTTTCGGGTATATCTTCAGTTAGCTTTATCAGTATGTAATACATTTCTGGTTTATTTTAAAGTCGTTTACAAATCGGAAAACTTCGGCCATATCTTCCCTTAACTGCTGCCTTCCTTCAAACTCTATATCTCTAATACAATCATCCGTTAAGGCTTCAAGTGTTGTCCTGATGGCTTCTGATGCTGCTTTTGCTGTGGCATAATTTGAACTCATTACCGATATTCTGAATCCTTCGCCGTCCATCATGGCATTGTCTTTATTGTCCGTTGGCGTCAGTGATACCGATTCAATCAATATGATAGGCCCAACGGCTGTGATATCTTCGCCCTGGTCTATGATGCCGATGTATGTTTTTGCATACGTCGCCTGTATGGTTTCCAATATCTTTTGGTGACTATCCAACTTCCAAAGTTTTTCCTATTTTTTCAAATTCCTTTTGTGCTAACCTGGTTAATTCTGCCAGTACCAAATGAGCGGTTTGATCATATGATCTTTTGGCAAAATGTGACCCGTTTACAAATGTGCCATTGGCATGCTGAAAACCAAATTCCACTAAGTGAGCGTGTGGAGCTATCTTAAAATCACTTCCTACAAAAATGTCATTTGACCTTCTGAGTGGCAGAAACTTTATTGATCTTTTCAATCCGCCCGGTGGTATGGTTTTACCAAATCGTTTTACTTCTTTGGCGCTCTTTGGTGCGTTCAGATACATGGCTGCTTCCAGCGTTCTGGATGCTCTTCTTTTTAATACTTTATTGCGTCTGACTTCTTTATCCAGTCCGTTGGCCAATTCATCCAGCGCCTTGCTTATTTGTGCTATTTCGCTTTCAAATGATGCCATTACACTACTCTTTTAAGTTTTAGTTTTAAAAATTTATTCCTTCCTATTTCTTCAATATTTATGATATCGTAAACATTGGAATTATAAAGCGCCTGGTCTTTTGTGTTCAGGTTGTCGATTTCCGGCCTGATGATAAAATGCAAATATTCAATGGTCGTCTCTTTGTCGCTTTCGTTCTTTTCGTCTCTGTTGGCAAATGATAAGGCGGCGTATAGTTCTGTGTCTGTAGCGGTTATCGCTGTGACGTGTCCGAATCTGTCACGGGTGTAACTGCTGTGTTTGCGGATGGTTAGCAACCTGTCAAGTTTTCCGATGTCTTTTAAATATGCTTTGTTCATAACATCAAAAGAGCTTCATCATGAAGTAATCTGGTTACCATATCATTCGGGGTTTTATACTCCCTGTTTTGCCTGTTTTCAAACATATCTGCCACAAGTAACCGGCAACATTGAGCGGCTTTATTGCTTACGGTTATGGTCGTCGTTCCTGTGATTTTATACTTTCCTGCTTTCAGGTCTGTATGAAAATATTCGGTTATTCGATTGCGTGGTATTAATGTCGGACTGGTTAATGTTTGCTCCGTCCATGCTTCATCTTCCCATAAATACACAGCCGTTATTGCACTCACGTTTTTTGGCAGGTAAATGGTTTTCCCGCTTTCAGATTCATTGTAAATAGTGACGGTCGGATAAGTCAAAGGATAGCCCAAATATTGTTCAATAGCATCTGAAGCTACTTTGATATACTCTGTGAGCAAATCATCGTATTTTGTTCCTGCTATGTAGCAATGGGCTTTTAACACTGCATTTACAGATGTTAAATATGTCCTTGTTCCTGATCCTATCCATTCCATTACTCTACCAATCCGTTTTCTTTGAATAAATCATATACATGTCCCGGAAATACATAAGTTTCTCCTACATTGCAGGCATAACCGTATGGTATAAGGTTTTTTAATACCTTCGCTTCTTTCAGTCTCATGCCACCTATACCGGGGTTGGTGGTGATTTCTCTGGTTGTTGTTTTTGGTGTCTCTTTTATTGCTTTTTCCATGTTTAGTTTTTTAAAACAAGTCCCCATATTTCAGGGGACTTGTCACCTTCAAAAATTCCGAGTATGAAAATCTTATGCTGTAGTCAGGACATCCTTTATGATACAGTAGTTTTCCGGTCTCTTATGTAAGATATCCCAGAAACTAAATGACCTTACTTTTATGATTGAATTGTCTGCCGCTGTGAATGGATCAAACTCAACTGCAATATTTCCCCATTGGTAAATGGCTGTTTCGTCAAATTTTCCAAGTACGACTGCAGAACATACACCCGATGCAGATCCTTTGGTCAAATCATACGGTACAGTCTGGCTTTCAATTATCGGGAATCTCAAAAGCGTGTTTTGATTTTCTCCTAATATGTAGCCGGACGCTGTGTTTGCTGTGTCTTTTAAAGTGGTCATCAATGTACCTGTCACTTGTCCATTGGTAAGGAAATACAAGTTTCCTGCAACGTTTTTCTTTGCAAGTTCTGTTTTCATCTGTACCAAATTTGCATAAGTCAGGGCCGCTCCGTTGGTTCCAAGCGCGATGGTTTTGGTTTGTCCTGTTCCGCCGCCTGTTGCTAATCCAAGAATACCGTATGGAACCGGCGCCGTTCCTGAACCTTCCATAAACATGTCATCCAGTTTGTAGCTAATCGCTTTCAAAATCTGGTTATTCATGATATTTCTGATGTTCGGCGCGCTGGTCAAATCCAGCTGTCTTGCAAATGCACCATGAGTAATCATTTCTTTTGGTGTGGCTGTTTTCAGACCGAAAGTGATCTTTTCAGAATCCCCGATGTCGTCTGTTTCTCCAACCATTGTCGCTGTTACTTTGCTGGTAACGGATGGCATTGATTCATTTCCTTTCAATCCTGTGTTTCTCTCAAC